CAATTAAATTCTCTATTAGAAAGCTCTGCAAAAGGTTGGAAAAACATGCAGAGTGACGCAGCTAGACTAGCGTCAAAATGGGAAAAAACAGGACTTTTAGAAGGAATGGACAATGAGATTCACAAGAATAACATGTCATTAATTCTAGAAAACCAAGCTAAACAATTAGTTGTTGAGCAATCTCAAACTAACCAAGGTGGAGGAACTTTCACTGCAGGTCAAGGTGCTCAATGGGCTGGTGTAGCTTTACCAATGGTAAGAAAAGTATTTGGACAAATCGCATCAAAGGAATTTGTTTCGGTTCAACCAATGAACTTACCTTCAGGTCTTGTATTTTTCTTAGATTTCCAATATGGACAAGACAAAGAACTTAACTTTGGTCCTGCTGGAGATGTATATTCAAGCCCAGCTTCTATGTATGGTAACACTGATCCAGGTGCAGGTGTAGACCCATCTGATGGTTTATATGGTGCCGGTAGATTTGGGTATTCTATTAACCAATTCTCAGCTTCATGTGATTCTGTATCTTCAGGTTCAATTGATTGGGCTGATGTAGATTATGATGCAGATTTATCTGCTTCTTTAGCTGATTACTCTAAAATCACTATTTCAGGTTCTCAATTAACAAGACCTGACATGAAAGGTGTTAGAGCATTCGTAGCTACTTCAGGTTCAAATTTCGCTGATTCTGATTTAGTACCACAATATACTAAAGTTGCTGCAAACGGTACAGATATTACATTTGTATATAAAGTTGCTGCTACTGATTTAGGTGGATCTGCTAATTGTGTAGTATTATATAACCAACAACCAACTGATAACCATAGAGGTGATTTCGAAGATGCTGCAGACGCAGGTTTCCCAAATGCGGAATCAAATACTACTCTTGCAATCCCATCTATCGATGTAAAAATGAAATCTGAAGCAATTGTTGCTAAAACTAGAAAGTTAAAAGCACAATGGACTCCAGAATTTGCTCAAGATTTAAATGCTTACCAAGCATTAGATGCAGAAGCAGAATTAACTTCTATTATGAGTGAATACATTTCAATGGAAATTGATTTAGAGATCCTAGATATGTTAATCCAAGATGCATCAGCTGCTGATGAATACTGGAATGCAGAAAACAACCAGTCATTAAATGTTGCTAAAACAGGATATGACAACTTGAATTTCTACAATACTCAAGGACAATGGTTCCAAACATTAGGAACTAAAATGCAAAAAGTATCTAACAAAATTCACCAGAAAACTCTTAGAGGTGGTGCTAATTTCTGTGTGATATCTCCTTCAGTTGCTACTATCATTGAATCAATCCCAGGATTTGCTTCAAACAGTGATGGTGATGCTTCAAAAGGTAAATTTGCATTCGGTATCCAGAAAATGGGACAAATGAACAGCAGATATGATGTTTATAAAAACCCATATATGACTGAAGGTACAATCCTTATGGGATATAGAGGTAACCAGTTCCTAGAAACAGGTGCTGTATTTGCTCCTTACATTCCATTGATCATGACTCCACTAGTATACGATCCAGACACTTTCACACCAAGAAAAGGTCTACTTACAAGATATGCTAAGAAAATGATCAGACCAGAATTTTACGGAAGAGTATTTGTTAGCGGATTAGCGTCTGTATAATAAGATACAAACATAAATTCTAAATAATTAGACCTGGCTTTTTAGTCAGGTCTTTTTTTATTCTAATTATTCTCCCTCATATTTATAACCAAAACCATGGCTGATTTCACCCTTTTAATTAGAGAAAGAGTATTACTTGAAGGTACCGAAAGAGGTACAGACTATAACTTAACAATAAAAGACGTTGATAATATAGATAATCGTATTGTTAATGTCCCATCAGGAAGCACAACAACAATATTCAAATATGATGGACTACCAGGAGCAGGTACATTTAGAACTAGTAGTTTTAAATACGGAAGGGTATCAAATTATTCATCTGAAGTTCCTATCAATTTAGCAGTTTCATCATCAACCGAATTAATAAATTTTTCTATAGCAGCAGGAGGTACTTTTATGCTTTCAACAAGTGAAATAACAGGAAGTACTGTAAATACTTTCACTTATGATGATATAATGTCAATATCAGTTGAACCATCAGGTAGTTCTGCAAAAGTGGAATATTTTATAGCTACAACTTAAATTAAAATATTATGAATATACCTATTTGGCCCGGGTCTTCTTCATTCGCAGTTGGACAAACCCCATTTGGATTTTATGATCATCAAGTATCATTTCAAATAGATGCTGACAAAGTATCAGATTTTTGCGCTAGAAGATTAGGGTACCCTCTAACTGATATAGAACTTCAATCAGGTTCATTTTACACCGCTTTTGAAGAAGCAATTACAATTTATGGAAATGAATTATATGCTTATAAAGTAAGAGAAAATTATTTATCCTTACAAGGTGTAACATCAATAACTGAAGCAAATGATCAAGTAATATCACCAACTTTAGCTAATGTAGTAGACATATCAGAACAATATGGAGAAGAAGCAGGAGTAGGTGGAAAAGTAACATGGTACTCAGGTTCTATTCCTTTAGAAAATGGTAAGCAAACTTATGATATGAATGCTTGGGCTCAAGCAAATGTCAGTTTAGCTGCTGATGATTCAATAGAAATTAAAAGAATATTTTATGAAGCACCACCAGCAATAACAAGATATTTTGATCCATATGCAGGTACAGGAACAGGAATGATAGATTTAATGGATTCATTTGGTTGGGGTAGTTACTCACCTGCAATTAATTTCTTAATGATGCCTATTAACTATGATATGCAAGTAATGCAAGCCATAGAATTTAATGACCAAATTAGAAGATCAAATTATTCATTTGAATTAATAAACAACCAATTAAAGATATTCCCAATCCCATTAAGTCAAGGATATTTAAGCTTTCAATATATTAAAAAATCAGAAAGATCTAATCCATATAGTAATGGTACTAATAAAATAACAAACGTATCAGAAGTTCCATTTTCAAATCCTAATTATAATGATATAAATTCAATAGGTAGACAGTGGATATTTGAAATGACATTAGCAATAGCAAAAGAAATTTTAGGATATATTAGAGGTAAATATACAACAGTTCCAATTCCAGATGCTGAAGTAACTCTAAACCAACAAGACTTATTATCATCAGCTACTGCTGATAGAAATGCTTTAGTAGATAGATTAAGAGCATATTTTGATGAAACATCAAGAGATAAATTAT